GGTGTATACAAATTTTTTGTTCATCAATATACTGCAAGGGGTGCAAAAACAGGATTTACATCAGAGATAGAGTTTGATGGGCAAATTTATTCTTTTAGCTATCCGCGTCCGTTGCGTCAACATGAAAATGTAAAGGTGGCAGATATTACTCTTGATAAGAATAAAATTTTTACCATTAAGGAATACTTGTCATCGCAATTGTCATCTAGGGATATTTGGGGATTGGCATCAAATACTTTTCACCCTGTGTCTGTTATAATGTATTCACCAAATTATTGGGATGAACAGATGGGCATTGGCCATAGACATTATTTTTTCATGCTGAAAGGATGTATAAATCCAGAAAGCCCAAATGGTTTTTTTAATGAATTTTTGCCAGAAAAATTATTGAAACATAAGAGGGTGTTTGAAGCTTTGGGTTCACAAATGAGAGTTGAAAAAACTGATAAGCAATTATCAGGAATTGGTTTTAGTTCAACAAAACGTGCTTCCGTTGTTGTAAAAGTCAAGGGGAGCTTTGAACGGCTCATAAGAGTTGTATTTTAACTAGTTAGACAAAGGAGTAAAGTTATGATTTTTGAAAAGGCAACAAGACACAAATTGAGGTTTCAGTACAAAGGTTCTCAAACGGTAGAAGATTTGTGGGACTTGAAACTTGAAGATTTGGACCATATCTATTCTGGATTGAGGGCCGAGCAAAGGGCATCTGAGACAGATAGTCTTTTGAAGAAGACTTCAAAAGAAGGCATTATTTTGGCTCTTAAAATTGATATCATAAAACATATTGTAGATGTGAAACAATCTGAAGCTGAGATTAGAGTCAAACGTGCTGAAACACGTGAGCAGGCAAGAAGGATCCGGGAGATTATTGCTCAGAAGAAAGACGAGGCCCTTGCGGGTATGTCCCTGGAAGACCTGGAGAAAAGGGCCGGTGAGTTGGATGATGATGGTGGTGAGTAGGATACTTTTTTAATTTACCCCTTCTAAAAATTCCTTCCTAAATACTTCTGTGTTATGTTGAGCACATGACACGGAAAAAATCTAAAAATAAATATGCATTTCAATTTGAAGAAGACCCTGAAGTAGTACAAGAACATATAAAAGAAGCAGAAAGCCTAGTAGCTACTACAGAAATTCCGCAAAGAGAGCTTACAGATGAAGAGATAGGGCGTTTGGCAGACGTAGTAGTAGCATTTTCTCAAAAGATGACTGGTACTACATTTTATCCGTATCAGGTAGAATTTGGATGGAGGATAGCTTTTTCAATTTTAATTGAAGATGCTAACGAAATTACCGCACTTTTTTCCAGACAAAGTGGAAAATCAGAAACCGCTGCTGTAATAACTTGTGGGATGATGGTACTTTTGCCTACTTTTGCAAGGAGTATGCAGCAAGACCCAAGGATAAAGAAATTTGAAAATGGATTCTGGGTGGGAATTTTCGCCCCTGGGTATAAACAGGCAGCAATCATTTGGTCCAGGGTCAAGCAAAAGATGTACTCTCAGGCAGCGAAAGAGCTATTGGCAGAAGACCCTGATATTGATATTGACCTGGCATCTATTCCGAAGAACATGGTTTTGCCAAATGGTTCTTACGCTGACTGTGCTACAGCTGCTCCGCAGGCAAATATTGAAGGTACAACCTATCATCTTGTTTTGTGTGATGAGACACAGGATATTCAGAGCGAGATATTAAGGTCTTCAATTCATCCAATGTTAGCCGCTACAGCTGGTAGTATAGTAAAGATAGGAACATGTGGTAGGAAGAAATCAGAATTCTATTCGGCATGTAGAAGAAATAAACATTATGATGTAAACAAAGGATTGGTGAGATCAAAGATAAGACTTCATTTCGAATTCGATTATACTGTTGCGCAAAGATACAATCCTAGATACAGAAAATATGTTGAAAAAGAAAAATTAAGGCTTGGCGAAGATTCGGATGAATTCAGAATGAAGTATAGACTTCATTGGCTTTTGGAACGTGGTATGTTTATATCACAAGACCTCTTTGATGAATGCGGTATAAAGGGAGTAAAGGAATCTTTAACTACAGTTATCAAAAAGGGTAGAGAGAGTAGGAGGATTACTTTTACCCGTGCTCCTGGAGTTGTGAAATATGATAATAAAACACCAAAGATACAAGCTGCAATAGACCTTGGAAAAGAGAATTCTACAGTTGTTACTGTTGGTAAAGTATTTTGGGAGCTGCCAATAAAATTTGGAGATGAAGAACGATACTATGTTCATATATATAATTGGCTTGAATTGTATGGAGATAATCATGAAGCTCAACATCCTCAAATTTTAAGTTTTTTACAAAACTATAGAATTAGTGATGTACTTGTTGATGCTACAGGAAAAGGTGATCCAATATTTTCTAGGTTGCATGCTGAATTAGATAAAGTTGGAATTTTAGTCCAGCCTTTTATTTTTAGTCCTTCCAGTAAGGATGCTATGTACAAAGTTTTGTACCAGGAATTATCTGCAAAAAGATTAACATTTCCTGCTGGAGCATCTGTGGCTCGTTTGAGGAAATGGCAAAAATTTATTGATCAGATGCATAATTTAGAAAAAAGTTATCGTGGTCAAACCATGGTAGTGAATAAACCAAAAGGTGTAAACGATGCTGCGGACGATTTTTGTGATTCATTGGCCATGCTTTGTTGGTTGGTTAATGTAAAAGGATCTATGGAGATAGAAGCAGGATTAAATCCTTTTATTGGTAGGGCGGCAAGATGGTTACAATCTGATATGGCAAAAGTTGCTCATGCATGGATTCGTAATGTTACAGGTCCAAATACAAAGAGTACTCGTCCAAGTAAATCAGGAAAATGGGATTGAACAATGGCAAGAAAGAAAAAAAATTCTAAGCAAAATAAATTTGTTGAAGCGTTTAAAAAAGGGAATCCATCAGGAAAAGCACCTAGTAAAGTTAGGAGCTATGGTGATCCCAGTGTAGAAGGTATTAATGCAACTGATAATATTGAGTATGTGAGCAAACGTTATTATTCTGAAAATGAAGGTACAGAATTGGAAAAATTCAAGGAACGCAAAGAAGGAATTCCTGGTGGAAAATCTTTAACTTCGAATAGAGAGGGGAAAAATGGGAACCTATAGTAGTTTAAGTCCATCTGTTACACATGGGATTAGTGATACCTTTAGTCTTTTATTTGACGAAGGTACAACTATGACTCATATGCGAAGAATATCAGCATACAGAACATATTGGCTTTATTACCTAGGAAAACATTGGTCGTATGCAAGAGATATAGGTGAACCTACATTAACAATAAATTGGTGTAGACGTATTGTAGATATGCTTGTTGATTTTACATTCAAAAAGGGATTTAAAACTATAATTCCAGATGACCCTAATACACCAGAAAATGAAGGTGAAGATAGAAAATTTATAGAGAATATGCTTGCAGAAACATGGCGTAAGAATGGACAGATGCTTTGGATTTTACAGGCCGGTCAGCAAGGTGGGGTTACCGGAGATGTATTTGTTAGGACATCCTGGGAAAAGACTGACCCTTTAGAAGAGCCATATGCCAGAGCAGATATTTTGCCCAGTCATTTATGTTTTCCTGAATTTGGTGGACCTTATGGTATTGATAGGAGAAAGTTAAAAAGGATTCTGATTATTATTCCAAAATTTAATGAAAAAAACAGGCCACCCATGATGGGAACTTATGCTGCGAGGAGAACTAAAACAAAACCAAAATTAGAAATAGAAATGTTTGGAGAAGAATGGACATCGCCAATTATAGATCCCAAAACAGGTAAAACATTGGTGGATGCTAAAGTTACACTTTATAAAAACAATGAAAAAATTGAAGAGAGAAAAAATATTCTTGGTGAAATTCCTATCGTTCACATACCTAATTATCCTGTATCTGATGAGTATTATGGTTTATCGGATTTGGTTGATAGTATGGATTTGAATAGAGAGTTTAATGAAAAAGCTACTGATATTTCAGATATAATTAATTATCACGCATCTCCGATCACTATTGTTAAAGGAGCAAAATTAAGTGCACTTGAGAAAGGTGCAAATAGGGTTTGGGGTGTACCTGAAAATGCAGATGTAAGTAATCTTGAAATGGTAGGAGATTTAGCGGCTGCAACGAAGCATCTTGAATTTTTGAAGCATGCTATTTTGGAATTGTCTGGTATTCCAGAGCCAGCTTTAGGTAAACAATACCATATTAGTAATACAACAGGTGTTGCATTACAAATGCAGTATATGCCAATGATTGAAAAAAGAAATGTGAAGATACTAACGTATGGGTATGGATTGCGTCTTATAAATAGACTTATGATAAAGATAACAGAGCTGGGTGATTCTAGTTTTGGTGACAAGATGAACAAGTTAAAAGGAAATAAATATCGAAATGATGTTACATTTCCAGATCCAATGCCGCAAGATGAAAGAAGAGATTTGGAAATTTCAAGGGAAAAATTAGACCTTAGATTGTCACATAGAAAACTTGAATTGGAAAAGGCAGGAAAATCAAAGCAAGAAATTGATTCTATTATGAAAGGTGTTAAAGAAGATTTAGAAGAAGAAGCAGAATATTCATTTTCTCCTTCTGGTGTTGGCAGTGGAAATGCAACATTTAATAGGGGTGGTTTTAGTGATACTTTGGGTGAGAAGATAGATAAAAACATACAAGATAAAAGTTAAAATATGGTAGAAAAATCACAGAGAGAAAAAAAGCAAGAGTTAGTTGATAGCAGGGAAGTGCTTTTTTTAGTTTGGCTTCGTGAAACAGGTAGAACTAGAAAAGCATTATCCGGAGTACTAGAAGATGCGTTTAATCATTTGCCTTATGTACCTTTAAATTCTACTGGTACTCGTATAGATTTAAAGTTTGCTCAATTTTTGTCTCAAAGAATAGATGAAGAGTTTTCTAAAATGTTGGGACAAATTGATATAGATATTCATACTGGTGTTCAAAATTCAATAAGACGAGCTATTAGAACGCAAGTAAAGTTTTTAAAAGAAAATGGGATACAGATTCCTGAACAAAGTATTTTATCAAGTATTGAGAATTCAGTACTAAAGTTGATAGATAAAGAATTCCCTCCGGGTTCTGGTATTACATACAGGCAAAGACTTAATAGTATTTATGCACAGCATGTGAAACAAGTAAAAAGTATACTTACGAGAAGTTATGACCCTGAAAGTATAAGAGAAAGTATAGCAATAAATTTGAGAAAAGGAATCGTTGGTCCAAGGGCAGGTCAAAGTTCTATCATAGGTGGAAGTGCATCTGCAAAATTGAGCCGATTAAAAGTAGCAGAAGAAGCTAGACTTTCAAATTTGGCAGAAGCTAGAGTTATACGGGCCTCGGGTTTAGAACTAGCATATTGGCGCAGAAGGGGTGAGCACCGTTGTGGAACAGGGATATGTGCTATTTTGGCCAGTGAAACCGGTCCAGGGGTTTTGGATGCTTTACTTTCTGCAAATATACCTCCTGGAACTGTAGATTTGTCTGGTTTATACCTATTAGATTTTTGGCCAGATTACCCACATCCATATTGCCAATGTTATCCAGAGCCATTTTTTCTTCCTAACAAATAGTTTTTATCTATAAATTATAGCATTAATTTGTCAGTAATAGTGTAAATATTTTACCCCTAGTTGATTTTGTTCTTGACTTGTTTGGGGCATACGGTAAATACTTTTAAAGGAAGATAAATTCTATTCTTTATAGAAAGGAAAAAACAATGGGAAATAATTCTTCACGAGGTGGAAGGTCAAATGAGGGTCTTACTGACCTGAATCGAGGGTCTACTTTGACCTTCCCATACACAAAGGGTGGACGAAAAACTGGTAAAGTTGGCTCTGGTAGGTCAACGGCAAATTCGAATACAGAAGATGGCAACAAGCGCGTAGCAAATGATCCGAGGCTTGCATAGATAGAAAAATTGTATAAATACAGCAATAAAAAGAGGATATAAATGTCAAACGATACACAACAGCAACAGTCACAGCCGGATACACAGGTTTCTAATACTGATGGCAATTCTGGTAATATAGGAACTGCTAGTGGTCAAAATTCCAATAATGATTCACAGATATCTTCGTCACAAAATCCGAAGGAAACGATTTTCGCCAAAGAGGAAGTTGAGCTTTTGATCCAAAAGACAAGGGCTGATGAGAAAAACAAAGTTTTCAAAACTATTGAAGATTTGAAGGCAAAGAGGGAAGAGGCGACAAATCGTATTGCTGCTTTGGAAAAGGAACTTCAGACCGCGCAGAGTGGTTTAGAAGAACTGCGAGCAGGAAAAGTCTCCGAATTGAAGTCTGTGAATGAGGAATTGGCCAAGCTAAAAGAATCTAATTTACGTCTTGAAACTTCTATAAAATCGGTATCTGCTGAATCAGAATTGAAAATCAAACAGGCAAAATTAGATGCATATCGTGCAGAACAATTACGAAAGCATTCTGTAATGCCTGCATTTGAAGTTTTGGTTACTGGGAAAGAAGAAGCAGATATTGATTCTGCGATTAAAGACGTAAAGAAAAAAGAGGAAGAACTACGAAAGGCAATAAGAGAAGATGAAAAGTCTAAGCTTAGTGCCGAGCTTCCAACCTCGCTTTCCATCGAAGGTTCCCATGGACGGGGACCCGAGCCTATCCTTACTCATACCACAAGGGAATCTGTGGCTCATCTAAAAGGTGAGGATTACGCAAAACGGAGAAAAGAAATGCTCGAACAGGCGAAAATAAAGTCGGCCGGGCAAACTTCGTAATACGCGTAGTTGTTGCGGCCATAAAATTTTAACAAAGAGAAAACTGGAGGAAAGTTATGGCCTCAACGTACACAGGTGTAGCGACCGCAGGTAGTGTAGTTGCACTCCCACAGGGGATTTTGGATGTCTATTCTATGGATGTCCTGCATGAAGCCGTTGGCATCATGCGCTATGAGGAATTTCTAGTTCAGAAAACGGAATTGGGTGTTCAGCCTGGTCAGACTATCACCATGACGCGATACAACAATATCACGCGTGGTGGTCAATTGGATGAGCACACGGATATGGAAGAGACAAACATCACTGCTTCTCAGCACTCAATTAGCGTTACTGAGTATGGTAATGCTGTTGGGGTTACTGAAAAGTTACTCCAAATGTCATTTGATGACACCATGGAGGAAGCCGCTGTTCTGCTTGGCAGAGATTATGCGGTAGTGAATGATCTGCTGTGCCGTGATGCAATTGCTGGTGGAACCAATGTTTTGTATGCAGGTGCAAAATCTTCACGTGCGGCTCTTGTAGGTGCGCAGGATTATTTTGACATTGAAGTTTTGAGGCGTGGAACTGAATTTTTGCAGACTAAAAATGCGCCAAAATTCAATGGTGACTTCTACATTTGTTTCGTGCATCCACATCAAGTTGCATATCTTAAGAGGGACCCTGATTGGGTTGCTGCTCAAAATTATGCAAATACACGAGCGCTGTTTAATGGCGAGTTGGGTAGGTTTGATGATGTCGTATTCATCGGAACTACGCATGCCAGAAACGGTGCTGCCGCTGCCACTGATCCTGGTTATCTGGCGGCATTAGTTGGTGCTGCGCTGGGTAGTGGAACCGCCACCAATGTTTTTGAGGCACTTCTTTTTGCCGACAGTGCTGTTGGTAAGGCAACAGGGCTTCCTGTTGAATTACGTGATAATGGAGTGCGTGACTTTGGTCGTAAGCATGGTCTTGCTTGGTACTCGATTATGGGTGCTGGTATTTTGGAGGATGATTTTATTCTCCGAATTGAGACTGTGTAAGTACAGTATATAGAATTTATACTCTATATACATCTTCAACTAGGCAATAAATGTCTGGTGAAGTTTTTATCGGAGGTTACTAATGCCGAGAAGGCCAGGAAGACCTAGAAAAGATATTGCACAAGAGTCATTTTCGGAACCTACAGAACTTCCAGACGAGAATACTGAAGTTGATACAGAATTTGAAGATGACAAAAATTTAGAACCAGAAATGCCAGAAGAAGGAGTTGTACCATTGGTAGTTTCACCAGAAATTATAGAAACAAAATCAGCTAAAAAGGTAAAAGATATTCCTGTTGCTGTTCCATCCCAGGATATTTTGGCACAAGTAACTGCTACTGCTAAGAAAACATGTGTTAAATATGTTGGTGGATGGAGACATTTGGTCGCAGGTAAGCCGCTTACTGCCCCGACCGAGGTCATAAAGATCTTGCGAGAAAAGGGGTTTGTAGAATAACAGGTATCGAGCGTGGCAACTGAAGCATATGTTATTGAACAGGTCAGACGGAAAGTTGCTGATTTCAAAGAGCCAAGGACTTATGAAAAAAGCTTCTATTCTGATGCTGTTACCCTTGCTTTAGGTCAATTCAATACTGATTATGGCGAAACCTATTCTTCTATAACCGAAGTACCAACAAATCAAGTTTATCTAGTTGTATTATTAGCATCCATTGACATGTGTTACATACGAGCGTCCGAAGCATTTGATTCGGATGAATCTGATGATGGCAGTGCCAATTTGGACATATCTCAGCTTTCTGTTCCTGATTTATCCATATCTGCACCAGCTGAATCCATAAAAAAAGGTGGAGTAAATTGGATTGAATTAGCTCAACAATACCAAAATAAATATGATGTTGCGTTAGAAAATTCAGGTGGTCAATCAAATACTGCAACAATTCAAGTTGGAGTATTGAGAAGAGTATCAAAAACTCATGGTGGATATGCGAACAGAAAGCTGGACCCTGGTCCTACTGCTGTTACTGCTTATGCAAGTGTCTCTGGATCTACTGTTACAATTTCGTGGAATGTTTTATTGGTGAACGATTTTGGGTCATATGAAGTATACAGAGATACACAATCAGACATGAGTACAGAGGAAAGGATAACAGTAATAGTTGATAATCATATTGATGAGTATGATGATGAAATTGAAATTGCTGGAACATATTATTACAGAGTAAAAACTGTAAATCCAAATCAGTTAGAAGCTGAAAGTAATATAGTTTCTGCGGTAGTAGCATGAATGAGACACAGATAGGAATTATAATAGACCAAATGCTTACTAGGTATAAAAGTTCTGAGATAAAATATCATCCATATGCTACTGGGTCTGTGGACATATATAATCAAAGAGAAAAAACATTTGGAACACCTGTTGTTTTAATTGGTAGGGCGATTTTAGATCCAACTAAAGAACAGGTTACTTTAATAGGAAATGGAGAAGAGTATGAGATAGCATTTCTTTTCAGCAGATTGGAAATGCGCAGAAAATTTCCATTGGCAGATGAAGGAAAATGGATTACTAGTGCTGGACAAATGGAATGGTGGAGTAATAGGTACAAATTAGAAAAAGTTCAACCTACGGGACAAGTTGGGCTGTATTTTCATATGATGGTGGCACTTGGTAGATCATTGCAAGGGGCTCGTGAATCATGACAGCAATGACCCAAAATGTTTTTTATGGGGATTGGAAAAAGGTAAAATCCTATCTTCAAAATGCACAGTTGGGTTCTCTGTCAAAAGCAATGAAAAAACCACTAGAAGCTTTAGGGTTAGCTATTTCAACAAAAATTCAACAGCACATAAAAGATCAAGATTTGCCGTGGGAAGCATTATCGCCTGAAACTGTTGCAAAGAAGGGACACGATTTAATATACCAAGAAACATTGGCATATTTTAAAGGAATTCGTTATCGTGTGTATTCTAAGAAAAAGAAACAGATAACAATGGATGTATATTTGAAAGGTGATCATAAACCTTCTGGTCTGCCATTGGAATTGCTTGGATTTTATTTGGAGTATGGAACTAGTAAAATTCCAGAAAGGCCCATATGGAGGCCAACATATCTGGAAATGTTTAGAATGAAAGAATTTGATAATGTTAAAAAACAAGCTTTAGATATGGGATTTAGGGGATTTGATTGGTTAGTTTAGCAACAACTATAGACCTGATTGATACTGCTTTATTGGCCAGGTATTCTGGTATAACCATTGATATAAATGGTACTCCAACTTCTGTTACTCCATTGATTGAGCATCCGCATACAGAAATTAAACGCGAGAAGATTTATCCGTCTGTAGTTTGCAGATATATAAACCATATGTTTGATCCATCTAGGGCTGAATCATCAGATGATTTGATGGAAGAAGTATCATTGGATACTGGCGTTACTCCATATGAACGAATAGAAAGAAAAGGTCCTATGCCATATGTAGTTTTGTACTCTATTCATACATGGCATAAGGATCGTGTGATTCAAGATAGGGAGCTTGTAAAAAAAGTTTTTAACTATAAGACATCTGCTCGTGGGTATTTAACTGTTAAGAATATAGATGATGAAGATATAAATGTAGATGCTATTGCAATGGGTGATATTGTTCCTGCTGATGAAACATTGCCGGATACAGTTATCTACCACAAGGTACAGACACTTTCAATATTGGCTTATTTAAGTCAGGAAGATGCAGATACTACAGAGCGACAAAAAGTTGCTATGGATGTTGGTTGGAATTTTTATCAGCGAAAACTTTTGGAAACACCGAGTGGGACTGTAGATGTTCCTGGGCAAAAAGTTTTGGACATTAGTTTGTCTTTTGATGCCATAGAGGAAGGTCCTGCTTAAGGATAATAACATGCAACTGTGCTCCAGATATAGTTTTTGGCAAAACCTCGGATATAACCAGGAGCTAAATTTTTTTGGCGAAAGGAAATAAGCAATGCCGCAGTATACAAGGCCAGATGTTTATGCCGAAGAGTACCAAACACTGGAGCGTCCAATTCGCGGTGCAAAAACCGGTTTTGGAGCCATGCTTGCAATTACTCAGAAGGGACCGGTATCTGGAACAATAGTCAGAAGTAGGTCTTTCCCTGCATGGCAACGTGTATGGGGTGGAAGGGAAGTTGCTGCTCGTGGTGATGCAGCATACGAAGCTGAAATATTCTTCAAGACAGGAGGTTTTGAACTTCTTACTTCTAGAATCTGTCATTATACCGACATCGATGATAAGACAACCTATGCTGGTGGAGTTGCAAGTAACACTAGTATTACAGATGGTGTGGCTGCTGAAGCCGCAACTAAAACTACTTCTGCTGCTCCGTTTAATTGCTCGGCGGGAGATAGTTTTAGTTTGGACATCGATAATGGTGGACCAAATACAATTACTTTTGATGCAGCTCCAGCAGATGTTACTGACACTACATCATATCCATGTGCAGACCAAACTGGTCTTACAGAAGTATTTATTGTAAATTTGGTGTCATATACAGTTACATTTGGAACTGCTACTACAGCTGCGCATATTGTTGAAGATATAAATCAGCAAGTACCAGGAATTTATGCTGAAGAGAATGCAGGACACGTAAAGGTTGTAACAGACAAAAAAGGAACTGGAGCCACAATTACTATTGGCACAGGAACTTGTGGTCTTAGTTGGGGGGCTCCTAATGCTGGTACTGGTGATGTTGCGGATATAACCGCAATCACAGCTCAAGAATTTCATGATCGTGTAGAAGCGGATACTTCTTCTACAATTGCGGTTGTTAATGCAGATGATACGGTTACACTTACATCTCCTACAACTGGTGTATCTTCTGAGTTGGATTTTGCTGGTTCTGTTTTGAGTCCTTTTGGTCTTACAACTGAGGTTATAAATGGTACCGATGCAGGAGCCACTTATAATACTCTGAAGTTAGAAGCAGGCTACCACGGTACGGTTTCTCCTGGCTTGGATGGTAATTATCTGTCAAAGAAAATTACGCAGAATCCAAAACATCCTACTGCTGGTGCTGGTAGCGACCTTTCGGTAAATGCTACTGCTGCTGATACAACTTTGCAGGTTGAAACACTTCGTGGTCTTGTTCCAGGTTCGATTATTAAAATTTGGGACGGGACACATACTGAGTATAAGCAAATCGAGGTTGATGGTGTTAGGTCTACTGTTACTTCTGGAGTTGTTTCTTTTTATATTGACCTTACAACCGGTCTTACAAATAGTTTCTTGGCTGCAAATACTCAGATTCAATCGTGCGAATTTGATCTTGATATTTATTACAAGAGTGCACTGGTAGAAGATAAGTGGAAACAGATGTCTACCTTGGATACGGCAGACAATTACTTTGTTACTCTTTTGAACGATGAGAATACCGGATCTGAGTATATGGTTGCCACAGATTTGAATCCAGACCCACCTGGAATTGGAGCAGACTTGCCTGCTACTGACAGTGCTGCTGTTGCATTAACTGGTGGCACGGATGAAACGACAGGGCTTGTGGATGCGGATTGGATTGGCTCTGAATCCGGTGGTACCGGATTGCACGCATTAGATAATGAACGAGAGTTTATGCCATTTTGTACTGTAGGAAAGAATTCTGCGGCTGTTGTCCATGCTGCTTGTTCTTATGCCAGAAGTAGACTTTGGTTTGAATATATTCCTTTCGTTGACAATGCTATGTCTTATTCGGATGCCATTGCTCTTCGGCAGAATATATTTGGTATTGATTCTTCATACGGATACCTTATTGCTGGTGGATTAAAAGTTTTTGACCCATTGCAAAAGGGTTCAAATCCAAAGCGGTCTATTAATGGTGTTGGAGCGGCGATGGGACTCAGGGCACATGTTGATAGTCTTCCAGACCCGAATGGTGGCCCGTGGCAATCTCCTGCTGGTGAGGGTGAGTATGGAACTGTCATAGATGCTCTGGATGTGGCAACTGTATATGGTGATACTGTTGTAGGAGACATGAATGATGCCGGTATTAATGTATTCAGAAAAATGGGTACAACGTCACCAGTCATTATGATGGGAAGTAGAACATTGGATGCTTCTGCTGATGGAAGATTTAGATATGTTAATACTCGAAGGTTTTTCCAGTATGCAGAAAAATCTATTGTTGATGCGACAAGATGGGCAATTCACAGAAATAATGATTATCGTTTATGGGATAAATTGCGTAATGCTGTCGATACATGGTTAACTTCTTTAATGTCTCGTGGTGCATTTCCTACTCCAGTGAAGGAATTAGCTTTTTATGTCAAAGTTGGTATTGCAGATGGTGTTATGACTACTGGAGATAGAGATACCGGAAATGTAATTGGTGAAATTGGTATTGCACCACACAAACCGGGTGAATTCATTGTATGGCGTTTTACTCAGTTTGATAGTGGATATGACATTCAGGAACTTTAATTCTAAAAAGGTGTTATTTAGACAACAAGGAGTGTAGAAATGCCTTCAGATCCATACCGAAATTATAAGTATGAAGTCGAAGTTGATGGCTTCACACGAGCTGGATTCTCTAAAGTTTCTGGACTAACAGAATCCACAGAAGATATTGAATACAGAGAAGGTGGAGAAAATGAAACACCTCATCATCTTCCTGGGCAAACCAAGTTTGATCCTATTGTTTTATCACAGGGAGTGTCAACGGATTCTGATTTTATAAATTGGCGTAATTTAATATATGATGTTGATCAGACTGATGGTGCACAAGGTGGCGAGGATTATCGAAAAACAATTGTTATTTATCTTAAAGATAAAGCCGGTAATCGTGTTGCCAAATGGACAGTGCATCGCGGATGGCCTACCGAGTTAGCAACGGAAGATTTAGATGCTATGGGTAATGATGTTTTAATTCAGTCTCTAACCATTACCAATGAAGGCCAGAAGCATAGCAAACTTTAAATTCTGTATAGATATAGCAGTGGATACAGCAAACCACTAGCATAGACAAATAGGAGATACATCATGAACAATCCAATCGATTGGTCTGGAGAAGCCGGAAACCCGCCAGAAGACTTTGTAGCAAGCGAACATGTAAGACTTCCAGTTGGAATCAGGAAAGAGGGAACAGTATATAGAGATGTCTATATCGACGAGATGTGTGGTATAGATGATCACTTGATTGCCAGTAAAGAGGCACAGAATAATGGTGCAATTGCTACATCATTGGTTTTAATGAGATGCATCCAGGAAATTGACGGATTACTGGAACGTAAAAAAAATACAGAGAAAAAATTTGATCGTGCTCTTGTCAGAAAAATGACACAGGTTGATCGAGATTATCTTCTTTCTAGAATTTATATGCTGGGTGGAAGTAATGATGTTGTCATGGCAGGAAAATGCCCAAGATGCGGATCTGTTTGGGAAGAGACAGCATTTTTATCACAGTTAAAAGTTATTGAATGGCCGGATGATAAAGAGTTGGAACTTCCATTTGAATTGATCAGGGGGGTATATGATAACTCTGATGGTGTTGGAGTATACCATAAAGAAGGCACCATTAGATTTCCAACTGGTGCTGATAGTGAATTGATTGGAAAATTAGGCAACTCTGCTGAGATGGTGGATTCTACTATTGCTGCATGTGTAACAAAAATAGGTACTTTAGATCATATAGATACAGAGATGGCAAAAAGAATGAAGACAAGAGACCGTCAAAAATTGATGGTGACCATCCAACAGGATTTACCGGGTCTTAGACAGTGGAAAACAGTTAAATGCGATTGCAATAGAGAATTTGAAATTGTTTGTGACTTGACAGCTTTTTTCGACGAACGCCGGAGACAAACGAAAGGATAATGGATGCTTTGTCAAATAATGTACATGCTTTGGCCAGTAAATATGGTTGGACAGAAGAGTATGTACTTCGTTTGCCTACTTCCCGGCGAAATAAATATATTGATTTGATAAACGAGGATATTCAGAGAGAAAATAGAGAAGCCGCAGCAGCAAAAAGGAGGCGTTAATTGTTTAATGCCGGTGAACAGATGCTCTTGGGAATTCGCTTACAGATGGATGCCCAGGGTGTTGTTTCTGGCGCTGCAAAGGCTCAGACGGCCCTACAAGGCGTTCGCCAACAAGCCCAAAAGACAAGACAAGGTGTGAAGACAGCGGCCAGTGGAATGGGCTCTGAGTTGCAGAAGGCCATGGGTATAACTGCTCTTGGCGCTGTTGGAATGGGTGTTGGCGCTGGATTGCAGAAAAAATTTCTGGCACCGGCAATGAATCAAGCCAAAGACTTTCAAGTTGAAATGAATGCCCTTGGCTTCGTTACCAATCAAGCTGGTGACGAATTAATGCGTTATAGAGATAAAGCATTAGAAACTGCAAAAGAAACTCAATTTACACCCGTTGAAGCTGTTCAGGGTATGAGATGGTTAAGACAGTCAGGTTTAGATAATATTCAGATGCTTGAGGCTCTTGCTCCTGCACTGGATTATGCTACTGCCTCTATGGGTGCTGTTGGATTAGCAGAATCCGCACAATTGGCAGCTACTACATTAATTAAATTTCAGCATGAAGGTAGAAGCACTAGATCACTGATGGATGCATTGGCTCATTCTGTGCGCGAGTCAAAATTGCAATGGGAAGAGTTACCAATTGTTTTAAATTCTTTGCGCATTGCACCTCAGATGATGCATATGACCGTAGAAGAGGCAATGTCATTGACAGGCGCTCTTCGTACTGCTGGGTCATCTGCTGCTGAAGCTGGTGAAAATGTTAATGCATTTACAAGAAATCTTCTTATCAATGAAAGAGCATTAGAAAGGTATTTAGTTAGGAATAAAATTACTTGGGAACAGTATCAAAAATTAACACCCGAAGACCTCAAAAAAGGTCGTAGTTTTATGAGAATTAGGGCTATGAAAAGAATAGGTGTTGAAATATTTGATACACAAGGAAAGCTCAGAAAAACTCAAGATATTATTAGAGATATGCTTGCTAGTTTGCAAAAATTGAGTGGAAAAAATGAAGCTGAATATTTGCGAACAGTAATGTCTGCGTTTGATGCTGGGGCAAAAAATGTTCTCATATTATTAAAAGAATTGGAAATGGGAGGTAAAAAAGGTGTTGATGCATTTGATTTACTTCTTAAAAAGATGGAAGAAAATGCAGGGGCACTAAGGCAAGGTGCAAAAGCCTATGAAGATACACAGAGGGGATTGGAAGTTTTTATAAAAGGATCCAAAGAAGGAATTCAAGTTATTTTAGGGCAAGGTTTATTGCCTATTTTATGGGACTTAACTTTTGCGGCTAGAAGAGTAATAAATGTTTTTTTTGATTATGTAAAAATAAGCCCTGCTTTTACAAAAGCGTTAGGTTTTATACTTGTTGGAGTAATATTGGTAGCAAAAGCTGTTGGAAGTGCTTTATTGGCTTTTGGCGCGTGGCGAATGTGGTTGTACTATGTTACTCCGGCCATTGCAGAATTCGGTGGTGTATTAGGTGTTCTTTCAAAAGGATTTGGATTATTAAGAATTGCTGCTATTAGAGCGCTAACAGTAATAAAACCAATGATTGGTTTGTTTCTTATATTTTGGGGGCTTCAAAAAGTATGGGAAAAGATATGGGCTAAAGATGCTACCGGTCCATGGAAGGATATGCAGATTATATTACTGCAAATACAAGAACAATGGAAAGCGTTTATAGAGGGTGTAGCATTCGGATTTATGACTACCATTAAAGGAATTCTTATACTTTTGAAAGAGGTATATAATTTCTTAGGTGGAATTGCCAAGATGATTAACGCTGCTTTTGGCGGCGATGAAATGAAAAGCCATGTAGATAGTATAAGAGAAATGGCACAGATGTGGCGATTCTTGGGTAAGATGGTTGGCATATTCATGGTAATAAAAATGGTTTCCATGACTACTGTTATAGGCCAAGCGACACTTAGTTTGTTATTTTTAAACAAAACAATTGGCGTTACTGCATTATCTAAATTGCCAATGCTAAGTGGTGCATTGTTGGCATTAAAGGGAGGATTTCTTAGGATAATACAATTGATAGGAATAATGGCTGGTAGCTTTGTTATGCCTCTTTGGACTACAATGTTGTGGGTTGGAAGAAGTATTAGAGCATTATGGGTAGCTTCTTTACTTCCACAATTATTTACTGCATTTAGAATGTGGGCAATGTATATTGCACTTGTAATTAAAGAACATTTTATACTTGCAGTACAAGCTATGGGCAGATTGATTTTAGCAATACCAGCAATGATAGGTGCACTGTTTGGATTAAAACTTAGTTGGGCTGGTGTAGCTGTTGCAACTTGGGCAGCAGTAGGACCCATACTTCTGGTAATTGCTGCAATTGCTGCATTGGGAGCTGCTTTTGCTTTTGTAATATATATTGTAAGAAAACATTGGGGGTCCATTATGGATACTATAGTGGCATGGGGAGGTATTGTAGTAGATTCTTTCTTGTGGCTTGTAGATAAAATAAAAGGTATCGGTCAGGCATTATGGGATGGATTCATAGAAGGCATGAAAGCTAGATTCAGCGCGGTTAAAGAAGCGTTGCTATCTATGGTTCAATGGATACGTGATTTGCTTCCTGGCTCGGATGCAAAGATGGGTCCTCTTTCTACTTTGACAGCAAGTGGTCAGGCATTGGTTACTACTGTACAGAAAGGTGCTGAAGAAGTAACTCCATCATTCCATAGAATGTTTGAAGGTTCTTTAAGGACTGTGGATAATTCATTGTCTGAAAGAAGGGCAGCCCCTACAGCTAGTGCACAAACAAAGAATGTATATCTTACAATTGAAAATATGAATTTCAAAGTTGAAAAAGCTTCTCCAGAGGAGGTTGAGGAATTTGCGAAGAAGTTAGTAGCAAGGATGCGAGACCTTTTAGATGATGACAACGAGGTTAGTTTCGCATGAGTATGCTAACTGGAAGAGCTGTTAATAAAGGCTACTTTTATAGGGTAGAAAATGGCTCTGTTGTATCAACATATTTTTTTCAGTTTAATCCAACTGAACATACAAGAGATTTGGATGTAGATTACAATTTTGTTTCTCCTCCAGGGTCACCATTACCAACGGCTATTTTTAAAAGTGTCATTGGTGGGTCTATGTCGATGGTTCTTTTGCTTGATGCAACAGAGGGATATTCTACCGCCAAAGAAGGCGTTGCTGCTGATATGGCAGAGCTTGAAAGATATACACAACCAGATATAGATAAATTTTTGACAAGTTTGGGACAATTTATATCCCCACCAACAGTAGTGTTTGGTAGAGGTTCTGATTTTTGGAATGTTGTAATACCCAAAATGACATTTAGAGTGGTAAGAGAAAACAGCTATGGGTATCCAACTAGAGTGTATGTAGATATAAAGATGAAAGCAATCTTTACCAGTGTTGCTGATATTCAAATGAGATTAAAAAGGCTTAAAAGACTTAGTGATATGGTTACGATAAAAGAAAAAATAGAACCAGAGTGGTCATTATGACAGTGCATCAAAATTCAAGATGGAGAAATGTTAAAGTTGGTAGGACTATTGATACGGATGAAGTAATACATGTTAATTTTGCTTTGTATTCTACAACTTTATCAATCCCACAAGGTTCTAGACAATACAGAGTAAAGGCTGGTGATACATTTGAAAGTATCGCTGCAAGAGAGTATGGGGATGGTAATAAGTGGTATGTTTTAGCCGGTGTAAATCCACAGGTATTTTTTCCGTTGGATTTAGAGGCAGGAGAAGAGATTACTATCCCACCGAGGTTCTATGCTGAATTGGTATGAGTGTACGGTCTTCAATATTTGCGGCATGGGTAGCGAAGAAAGAACTAACAGCAGAAGCTATCCAGAAAATAAGGAAGATTCGATTATCTTTTCCTGAAAAGAAAGCTTCGTCTGTAGAAATTCTATTTGAAGATTCTGATTCTAGCCTTTTCGATTCTCAAATTTTTCAAAAAAATCAAAGAATGACATTTATGATAGGATGGACCAATGATGTTAAATTTTATGGTCCATTCATTATAAAAAGTTCAAATAAAGTTTTTCCAGAAGATGGGGAACCATCATTTTTAATAAAGTTGCAGGATAAATCTCATCTTTTAAATAAGAAACAGAAAAGAGATAGACATTTAGGTACACCAACATCAATACTTAAAAAAATAGCAGAAAGACATAATCTTAGTTATGACATAGAAGACATTAAAGGATTGACTTTTACAGATGATTTTCCTTTGATTCAAGCCAATATGACAGATGCGGCATTGATTCAGAGATTAGCCGATAGGTATGGATATGTTTGGGGCATTGATGGAAGTACATTGTACTTTCGAAAAATGGATGCTGAATTAGAAAAACGAGGAAAACAAAATAGTGTAAAAGTTTTATCCTATAGAATAAATGATTGGTCCATATCTAATTTTTCTTGTGATATGAAGTACACAGAAAACAGGAAAAGGAAAGAAGCAGATCATAAAGCTTCGAATGTTAATCTTGATGGATTCTGGGTTCTTGATGACGATGATGGTGGTACAGATGATGACTCTGAATATGATGAGAATATGTACCCCTATGGTGGAGATGAAGATGAACCAGAACCAGAATATGTTTTTATACGTAAAACGGAACAAGTTTTAAGTGAAAATAATTTTGATGATTCTTTTGAAGAAGTAGAAGATTTATTGGATAGTAATATTTTACAAAGTTTACAGAATGCAGGAGATTATAAGGAGGAAAAAATAACAACCCCAGAGGGATATGTATTACCATTTGATGAAGTTGAAGCTGGCGGTGATGACGATGATATTGAAACTGACCTATGCGATGGGAGTGCTTCTCCTTGTACAGCTGAAGAATTAACTAGAAGAAAAGAAGCTGCTACAATGGTTGCGAATGAGATTATCAAAGGTACTGTTACATTATCCTTTGGTTCTAATAAATATAAATCTGGTGATTCTGTTATTCTTGCTGGTGTAGGAGATAGATTGTCAGGTAAGTACAAAATAAAGCAAGTTGAGTTAAGTGCTGGAAATGAAGCTGATGTTTTTACAACATCATTGCAAGTAGCAAGAACAAATTTTTTGCGCGAATATGAAACAGAAGTTGCCATAAAAGATGCTGCTAGTAGTAATAATTTGGCCGATTGGGAAAAAGAATTAGCAGAAAAGATGAAGATTAATTTTGATCCGGAAAAGATAAAAGAAGATTTCAAAGATGAAATTGAAAATATGCTTAAGGATGATGTACTTGAATTTATAGGTGTACGTAATCTTCCGCGTACTTTAGCAAAAAAGAGTAAGATATTGGCTGGATTTTAATGGATGAATTTGCTCAAAGATTTGCTGGTAGGTTTTTTGGAAAATACCGAGGTATTGTAGTCAGGAATGATGACCCCAAAAATGAGGGTAAAATCATGGCTAAGGTACCGGTGGTTTTAGGTCAAAGAGTTATCGGCTGGTGTAGAGCTGCACAATCAGAAGGTGATGATGAGAATGCTGGTGATTTCAGAGTACCAACAAAAAATTCTAACGTATGGATAGAATTTGAGGAGGGTGACACATCCAGACCAATTTGGACACCAGGGTCTTGGAGTATTCGTGATGGTGTAAGTACAATACCACAACATGGTAGGGGCATTCCAGATGAGCTTGATTACGCCATTCGAGACCATGGGAATATACCTCCTTCTCAGTTTGCCGGTACGTATGGAAATGTACGTGTTATAAAAAATAAGGGCGGTAGTTTTATTGAATTTGATGACACGCCAGGAGCAGAGCGCGTACAGATGGCCCACAAGGTTGGTAGCCGCATCGAGATAGGTTCTGATGGTGGGTATCAGGAGGTGTCTACTGCACACGCCAGGAGGCGGGCTGAGGGGGACCACGACGTTGAAATAGGTGGTAACGAGAAATGGTTTGTGGGTCGTAATAGGGAATACGAGATTCAGGGAGAAACGGTAAATACGTTTGGGTCAAATGTAACCCAACATTTCAAGCAGGTTGTAAATGATGGACAGTCATTTACTGAGACCTGGGGTGGAACCTATAGTGTATCGAGTAGAGGTCCCAGGGTAATAAAATCTGGTTCTAATGGAACTGAAAGTTTTGCTGGCCAATACGCTTTGATGGCTGGTAAAAATGTACAACTTACCGCGCTTGAAAATTTTGAAATATCAGCATTAAATTCATTGTCTTTGCCACCGTCATTGGCTTCTATTGCTATGTTATTACATGCTCAAAATGGAAATTTGGTTCTAAAGGCTTCTGAGACTCAATTGACCCCAGTTACAGTATTGGGCAATGAAATTCATCTAATTGGTAATGCGCCGCCAATGACACCAAGTATAAAATTGGGTGGAGATATGGCAGTACAACCGATGGTTTTAGGTACTCTGTATCAAACTCTTTTTTCTCTTATTTTTACAATTTTAGCAACGCATACACATCCACATACATTTGGTGTTACTGGACCGTCGCCAGAAATTTTAGCTCAAGTAGCAACTTGGATTACTCAATTACAGGGAACACTTTCATTTTCGGTGATGGGATCATGAATAAATTAGCAATTACAGCAAAAGATGTGGCAATATATCCAATAGAACTTTTACATAGGGAAGAAAATTTGGTACATAGATTTAGAGAGGAGAAGAAAAATCCGAATATACGGGTAAAACTTGTACTCATAGCAGAGGCATTATCCGTTTTAGCAGAGAAAGAGACCATTGATTGTGCTATAAAAGTAAAGGCGCTTGCTGGACATATGGCCAGTCAGATGAGGCATAAGAGGTTGACATGACAACTATAGAGTGGAAGCAGTTTGATCCTACTCTCTTATTCCCATCTAGTATTCAGGATGCTCTGGATAGTTCTGGTGTTATCGATTTGGCGAATACACTGGGAACTGCTTTGGACGCTATGTCTTATGCTATTGATGTTGCGAGTACTTTTATTGGCGGTTTTACAGATATTCATGGGGCACTTATCCAATCTGTACAGGATGCATTATGGGCAGTTGTTCAACAATTACTTGAAACAGGTATATATAGTACTTTTCATATGCCAAGATCTCAAATTGCTACACTTCCTCCTTTACAATTTACATACGATTTAGCTATGTCTTTAGATGATACTTTTGATCCTAATAGACCAATTTTAGTAGACCCTAGTGCATATGTTGGAGCTATTGTAATTTGTGGTACAACAAATAATTATAGAGATCTTATATATCAATATAGGTCTATGTTTGAAACATTTAAAAAGAAAATTGCAGATGCTACTCAGATTGGAAGATGGTTAACAAGAGAAGACCCATGGGAAACACATGTTGGTGTTGGAATGGCACCAAACTGGTCTTCTATAAAATTGGGAGAAGTTGTCCCACCAATAGGTGATTTAGCAAGGGAAATTTTATCCTTCAGTGACACATTAACTTCCGCAATGGCAGGACAGGATATATATGAAAGTTTTGCTGGAATATTGTCTGAAAAGGCTGATCAGTTAAGAGAATTTTCAGAAGGAATATTGGCAATATTGGCTTCCATACAATCAATGCTAGATTGGGAAGGGGCTTTTGTTTTGCAAGTATACGGCCAGGGAGATGCAGCATGGTTGCAGAACATTCTTACAACTGCTCGTGGTGATCTATACGAAGTGGAAAATGCAAATTTTACTGCTGGAGCAATGTTTTTAGCTACTGGTGGAACTACGGCACCAGTTGATTTGTTGATGGATTTATTTGGATTGCCAAAAGAATTAATGGAGTTAGTAAGTGGCTGATTATCCAGAATACCCTAGTGGGGCGGCATTTCCATTTCGTTTTAATGCAGCAGGAAGTGTTGCAAGAGATGAAGGTGATGCAAAGATACGTTCAAATCTTATTGCTCTTGTTAAATCAAATGTTAATGAAAGACTAGTAAGAAAAATGGTTGGGGTTATCGGTCATTCATTAGTACTAAGGTCAACTATTCCTGGTGGTGATGTTATTATCAAAAATTTAATTGAAGAGGCGATAGCAAAATTCGAACCAAGAGTTGTTGTTGAAAGTATTAATATCAGAATGGAAGAAACGCCTACTGGAATGGCAAAAATACTTGACCTTCATTGGAGGAGAAAAACATCTCCTTCTCTGAATAAAGATACTATTAAATTGGAGTAGTAATGCCCACTGTGACAACATTATCTGGTAAAACGGTAACTGTTAATTATCTAACCAGAGATTTTGAAGGGTACCGTTCTGATATTTTAGATTCTGGCGGATTGGCCGATACCTATACTCCTGATTGGACTGACAGGTCTGAATTGGATATTGGTGTTGCGTTAGTTGAAGGTTTATGCTTTTTGGGTGATGTTTTATCTTTTTACCAGGATAGATGTACAAATGAGGCATTGTGGTCTGCGGCTATTCAAAGAAGATCAATTATAAAACAGGCAGAGCAAATAGATTATACATTGAGTACATACAAAAGTGCTCTTGTTTTGTTAACTATTGTGGCAAATGATGTTGGAACAGCGGATAAGAATACGGCTATAAGGGTAGATACATCAGATGGTTCTGAACTAGAAACATTTGTATTAGCAGAAGATTTTGTGTCATCTGGTGCTGGTACATATACTGGTGTTGAAGCATATCATGGAACTTATGTTTCAGGAGAAGTTTTAGGGTCCAGCGATGGTTCTGCCGGTCAAAAGTATAATCTTAGTAGAAAACATATGACACTGAATCCGGATGGAACATCTTCATTAGAAATTTGGATTGATGAGGGGGTTCCAGAGAAATGGACAGAAGTACAACATTTTAAAAATTCTGTTGCATCTGATAAAGTTTATACAGTTACTATAAGTGAACAAGATATAGCAACTGTTGGTTTTGGTGATGGTGCTAATGGAAAGATTCCTGCTGCTGGAACTGATAATGTATTAGCAAATTATCGTGTTGGAGGTGGGCATAGAGGTAATCAAGTAGGAATTAACAAACTAACAATTATTGATGGAAGCCCATCGTTTATTACATCAGTTACTAATCCTGCAAAGCCTAGTGGTGGATTAAATAAAGAAACAATCGAGGAAGCTAAAGAATTAGCGCCAAAAACACTTAAAGCAATGGATCGAATTGTTACATTTGATGATCATCAAATTATAAAAGACAATGTTGCTGGTGTTGCAAAAGTATTGGCGTATAAAGGTCCTGGTTTTGAAACAATAATTGCTGTTGCTGCATCAGGCGATGATCCTGTTCCATCTGGATCGTATGACCCATATGATGGTTCTGGTTCTGGCCTTTTAAAGAATGTTGGTGATTTTGTAGAAGCGGCAAAAGTTCCACCATCAATAAATAAACCAATTGCAATTAATGTTGTTGATTTAGTATTGGAGATAGATGTTTATTTGCACAATAACTTTAGACGTACTAGTGTGTACAAATTAGTAAAAGATACATTGCTGGCTGTTCTTTCAGCAGATGCATTAGATTTAGATTCTACTGTTCCTATGTCTTTTGTAGATGATGAAGTTGAAGATGTTACTGGTGTAGATTATCTAGACATAAAACAATTTCAAAGAATTCCGTATGGTAGAAGATTATATGGTTCTGGTACATTAACTATAGGTACTTTTGTGTATGGTGTAGATACCCCAAGAGACCGTTGGACAATTCAAATGTTGAGTACAACAACATTTTCTGTGTCTGGTGTAAATGCTGGTATGCAAGTTAATACAGGGACTTCTGGTGTAGCATATACAATTGATGATGGAAGTTTTGGATTTACTTTAACTGCATCTGCTGCTACTGCTGCTGATAGATGGGAGATTGTTACTGGACCTTATATTGGAAATATAGAACCAGATTTTGATGAATTGTGTAGATTAGATGAAAGTAACCTGACAATAAATTTGTTTGGTGGAATAGGTTAGATATGATAAAAGATAAAGAAATAGAAATTACACAAGTTGAGAGTTTGCAATTGGAAGTTGTCCTATCAAAATTGGATGCTTTGGCAGAAGGTATTTTGAGAAGAGAAATACAATCAGCAAAAATAATGGATGATGCTGAGAAAACTGTTTTTAATTTGAGCAATGAAATTAGAATTCTTACAGAACAAAAGAGTAAATTAAAAAAGGAAAAACTGATTTTGTGTGAGAACATTAAAAATACTTACAATGTTGATTTAACTTCTCCGGGGGTCGAATGCGATTTTGTCAAGTGCAAAATTATTAAACCTGATGTGCTTGGAGGTAAAGATGAATGATAATATACAGGTAAAAATACCAAGCAGTATAGTAACTAATTTTCCTTGGAAATGGATACTGGCTGTTTTATTCGCTATCCTAGGTGGTGGTAGTGCTGGGATAACTGCAAATAGATTTGTTACAGTTGAAGAAAAACAACCTAAATATTTTAATGATTTTGCAAATGACCAAAAAGTACAACATGAAAAGATAGATTCTATACAAAGTGAACAACAGGGAGAAATTCTTAGCATAAAAGAACGATTACATATTGTGGAAGAAGTTATCCGTGAAGACGTTGCTAGAAGAGAGGCAAGAAGGGTTACTGAAAGCATAAAGAATCAGGAAAAAAAATCGCAAGAATATATCAGAATTTATCATATAAATTTAGTAAGGCTTTCCAAGGGTGGAGATCCTTGTTTTGATATAAAGTGCTTAAACTAAATGGCTAACTATACTGCTACTTCTAATATGACATTAGAGGCAGCTATTGCTGCTGGACCAATGACTGATGGTGATAATTTAACAATTAACAATGGCGCTATTGTTACTTGTACCCAAACACCATCTATTCTAATGGGTCAGATTGATATAAATGATGGTGAGTTAAAAATTGACGGTGAAAATATATCTTCTGGAAATTTAATTAATTTTGTTGGTGAATTAACTGAAGAAATAAATGTAAATGGGCGTGGAAAATTAACTGTAAATGGAGACTGGTATAGTATTGGTACAACCGATGGGTCTAACTCACAGGTTATAGATTTGTCTTCGGCTACTGGTTCGGATTATTGGGATGGTGATTTTTGCATTGATTCTATACCGATGATCCAAATTGAAACAGGAAGAAGAATAACTTTTGATAATGCGTCAGGGGTTACACCAGAAGTTGACGACTGGGTTTACAAAACTTCAGATTTATCAGTAATGGGAAGGATAGTTCAGGTAGAATCTACTTATCTTGTTGTTAGATTTCTTACAGGGTCTTTAGCAGATGATGATGCTATAGAAGTGCGTAAAATCGTAGATAATAATGGTCCTGACTATCAGATTTCATGGACTGCTAATGTGAATAGTGGTTCTGGAGATATAAAAGAATCTGGTGTATATCAAGAATTTGGAAATACAAGAGCAAATGGTACAGCTTATATTTCATATTTTCATCATGGAGTTGGTGGATTTGTTTTCGATCATGATTTCCAAAGTACAGATTTAACATTAGGATCTGCTTCCGGGTCAACTGGTGGATTTGTACCCCCTAGTGGTTGTGATATAAGGGCACCAAATGTACATTTTTGTACTTCTGATATTTCTAATTATGGAAGTGGTAATACTTATAATACATCTGATGATGAAACAACTTGGTATAATCTTGTAACAACATCTGCTGGTGATATAGAATTCAGTATTTGCAATTTTGGAAATGCATTTTTTGGTTGTACAGGTGCTTATGCATATTCTGCTGAATATTGTGGAGCTACTGTGTGTATGGGCAGTGCTGCGGTTAAACAGAAAGCATTATTTTCACATTGCGTTGTCGTGCAAGATCCGAATGGACATGGTGATCCTACTCAGCAAAATGCTTTTTCAGTAACAGATGATATTTTTGGCGCAACATTGACAGATTGTATGAATATAGCGCCTGAAAATAATGCAATTGTTATTGGTGGAGAAACCAGTTTCGATGTAGAAATTACAGGTTGTATTTCAAGTAAACCAAGTGCTGGATTGTGGTTTACAGTAGGTAACTATTCGTATTGGCTGTATCGAGTCATTGGAATAACCATGGATAATAATATTTTTGTGTGTGCCAATGATATACGGCAGGAAAATCCAATAATGATCGAGCAGTCGAGTGATTTTACTTTGAACAATACGATAGGATCAGCTACTCAAGATGAAACAGCAGGAACATTAACAGGGCAAGAATTTATCTACTTAAGCAATGCTAATAATGGATATATTTCTGGGGTATCCATGATTGGTGGTGGAATATCAGGAAATGAATTAATACGACTTTATGATAGTTTTAGTGTGAAGATAAGAGCCATAGGTATGATTGGAGAAAAAATTGATCATGCATCTTCCGCAAATAGTCTTATAAGCCTTGGTGGGTTATGCTATGATGTTGATATAGCAAGATGTTGGAAAGATAATGGTATTGTTGAAGAATGTGTTACATTGGATACCACATGTAGAAGTGTTTTAATACAAAATTGCAGTGGTAAATATGATAGCAAAATACAGCCGGATAGTATAGACGACATTAGATTTAAAGGTATGCATGGTGGTAACGGGACTCCAGGAAGTTATACCGGATGGGAGGAATACCATCCGGCTATGTTCGGATATAATATACATGATGGTTTTCGCTCTAATACAGTTGGTGTTGTCGGAATAATAATGATTACACCTAGTTCTAGTTGTGATGAAACTACTGTTTTAGCTGGTAATCCAAAATTTATGCGGGATGGAACATTGGATATGGTATCCGGTGATATACTCGAAATAGAGCAAGGATATTGGTGTAAGGGGCATACTGGTTTTTCTGGAACATACACGGCAACTATAGGTACAAGTAACTGGAATGATGATGAATGGTCAAATGTTACAGTTGAATTTCAGTATAAACTTTTTGATGGTGACTGGAATGGGTCTTGGTTAAATGCCAGAACTGCTGGAAATTGGACCGGTATTAGTGGTGATATAGAAGAAGGTTTCAAGTTAAAATTTAAGCTCACGGCTACTGGAACACAGACAGACATGACGTTGTTTTTGGTTGATACAACAACTACGCTTACTGACCAGCAGAATAATTTGTACGCAATAGATCAGCCTGTTGCAACAATTACTTTAACTAATGTTGTTGTTGGATCAGAATATTGGATCTACAATTTAGATACTTCTGAAGTTCTTGATAATGGAACAGCTGCTAGTTCAACAGTACAATATGTTGCCGAAGGGGTTGATAATGGAACTAACATTTTGGTTAGAGTAAGAAAAAGCTCTGCTAGTCCAAAATATATACCGTTTGATAGTCAAGCTGTGGTAACATCTGAAGAAGTTAATATGTACGTTTCACAACAGCCAGACATTGTAGCATAAATGAAAGGGGTAAGGATATGTCGATAGTCATTTTAGACCCAGATACTAAAAAATATTTACATGTAGAAAATTTGAAAATTGTAGAACATATTTTGCCGGATGAAAAGGGAAAACATAAACCAGTAAAGTATGTTGAATTTACGGTTATTGGTAATAATCGTAAATGGAAAAATGGGATACAGTATACAAGGTTTAAAATGGCAAACAGCTCCGTGGAAATTTAATCTGGAGCAGGAGGCAATAGAAAATGTCTATTGGTGACGATTTCACAATTGATACATCATCAAAAGTAATTCGGCATAGTTCTGGTACTACTGTCTATAGTGTAGCAGATTGGTATAGTTGGCTTATGGATACATTTGATGAGCCAGCATACATGAGCTACCAAAATCCACTTAAATATAATACTCCAACATCATATACTATGTTAAATGGATGGTTTTTGGATAATGGAGATGGATCAAATATTCTTCAATATTTGACTGGTGGTTCCATAGATACTGAAAATTATGATACTGTAGCTGACCCTGTTTATATTTTGGATGTTGATACTATTGGTGCAGATTTTGTTGCTGGTGATAAAGGATTAAATCTTACCGACGATGCAACTCCTGTTGGTCCTGTTCTTGCGTATATAAATAATTATGGAGGGACAGCAGACCATAATAGAGTTTGGGTAAGAGATACACGAGGTACACCTGCTACAATTGCCGACAGCAGTACTATTGCTGTTTCTGGAGGTACCGGGGCTGGTACTGCTAATGGAGATTCTATTAATGGCAACGAAGTTTATGCCAATATCTATACCATTGCATCTTTTGCTGGTACCCCGGACCCACAGGTTTATATATTTCAAGTACATCCTGATACTGGTATTTCTACACGTATAGCTGAATGGTCTGCATTTACTAATTGGGATCGTGGTTCTATTGATATTCTCATTCCAGTCAAACTTGGTGGTGTTGCTATTGATAGTGGAAACATTAAAGTTTTTGTGCGTCAAACCGGAGATACTTTTACCCATACTGAAGGACAAGTAAGTACTGCAAGTGGTACGAGAACACCAATAGCTACTGAAACAGCATCCGATACAGTTAATATTACAAAAGGTGAATATTATATGTTTTACGATGGTGGAACGTCGCCATCCATATCCGCAGGAAATATTATCCAAGATACTGCAACGGATTCTGGCACTCCTCCTACGTGGTATGCAGAGGTTGTCTCTCATACAGCCTGGGATACTGCCACGGGCGTTCTTGTGTTACGTGGTTTGAGAGGTACACCTGCCGATAATGATAATATCTACGTTGGAACTAGTGACACTACAGCTAACGTGAATGGGTCTATTGGTGATACATTTGTTACATATGACGCCGAAAGTACTGGCCCTGCGGGTGGAGATTTAGGAAAAGTTTTTAGCGGTGGTACTTCTGGGGCATCTCGTATTTTGCGGTCTTATCAGGATGATGGTTCCTCTGGTAAGCTCTTGTTCCAGGTTTATCATACACATGGAACTATAGATTCTGTTGACTTTACTGGTACTGCTAGAGATGCATTATACAAGGATTTTGCTGATAATGATGTTGTTACCGCTGATGGCGCAGGAACCATGAATGTTACTTTAAGCGCAGCAAGTGTAACTCTTATAAGTGGATATTCTGATGTATCTATTCTTCATATAAATGGAACATGTACATGTTCAAATCCAAGTGGCACATTTATTCCTGGAGAGCGTGTGACATGGAATGCGGGGTCTTCGGCTGCTTTTGTAGTTAAAGCAAGTGCGGTGAGTATTACACTTGCAAATGTTGACTCTAGCGATGAGCCAGATAATGCGGATACATTTACAGGAGATCTTTCCGGAGCGACACTGGATTGCGATTCTGGATTAAGTGATGATAATACAGAGACATTTGCATTTCCGCTTCAGACTGCTTATGATTATACTGTTTTTGTCGAATGTGGAGAGATCTATAATACTGGACGAGATTTAGATGATGTTTATGCATATATGCAATTTAGATGCCGGGATGGAGATACAGATGTGTTTTATACTTCTGATGGGTCTTCTATAACTGAAATTCAGGGGCAGGCTTACATCAAAGCAGTAGCAGCATATTCTGCAAATAAAAATGCACCATTTGGTTCTTTGGCAGGTGGGGTTTTGTTTGGTGCCCGTGGTGTATGGGTGGAAGGTATGGCTTCTGGTGATGCTAATCATATAAAACTTACAGACCACAATAATAATTTGCGAGAGCCATATACTTCTGTAAATGTTAGCGTTACCAATACTCGTGTTGGTGATGACATTGCAGTTTATCTTGAGGATGGCTCAACGGGTCTTCCTGATAAGGACCAATATACTGGACATGCTTCTAATAATTCACAGTCAGATTCTACATTTGAACAGAATGCTGCTGGTGGAGGATTCCCAAATGATACTCCATCTTCTGGTTGTGTTGTTGTAGTTGCTACTGATGAAAAGGTTGAGCACAGATACCGTTATACATCGTGGGATAATACTGGTGGTGATGGTGATGATGGTAAACTTACTTTGGCAACAGAGGTATCTGGTACTGCCGAAGGTGGTACCAGTGGGCAAACATTGGTAGATACTGGTGTTTTTGCCAGCGGTGTTGAACGAGGAGATATTATTAGAAATACAACAGATGCTTCTGTTGGATATGTTTTAAGTGTGGATAGTGCCAATCAAATAACAACTACTATAATGCATGCTGATTCTGGCGCTGGAGCAGCTGTTCCATGGGAAGTTGGTGATGGATTTGAGATAAACTCTCTTGTTCAAAACTATGATGATTCAGATACATTTTTTATTCCTTATATAAATGTAATTGAGGATACTGGAACTGAATTATCTCCTGGTTCTGAAACTGTTACTTTGACATTTGTTACAAACAGGTCTGTTGTTATTAGAGTACGAAATGTTTCTGGTGTTATTCCAATTCAACCATTTATTACTACTTCTGATATTACAATTGCCGGAATGACTGTTGCTGTTATTAGGAATCCTGATCAGGTATATGCATAGTATTTGATATATAGTAGACAAGGAATAAGACATTGGCAATTAGAGTTTTCCCAAGAGAGAGTCCCAGGTTAATTGTTGTGTTATCTCCTGATGTAGAGATAACACAGCAAGACCTTACAAATGAAGTAATGGACTGGGAAGATGAACCTTTTGCAATGACTTATCCACATATTATAAGTCCTTCCGGAAAGCAGATTCTACCGGATGGTATCACTCGTGTTGCTATTACAAATACTCTTTTGAATGCACAAATTGCTTTTGAACCAAGAACTACTTCTAAATGTTCAGGAACAGTTACTACAGGAAATTCTTCTGGAAGTACACTCATAGATAGTGGTGCAACTTTTGTTTCTTCAGGGGTATTGCCCGGAGCAACAATAATAAATTTGAGTGATATGTCTGTTGGAACAGTATTGAGTGTTGATTCAGAAATACAGTTAAGTTTATTATGGCCGTTATCAGATGGTAGTGATAACCAATTTGACATTGGGGATGTTTACAAAATTTGGAATACTGTTAAGTGTGAAATTTCTGGTGGAAATCTAGTTTCTTTGGATGATGTTGGCGCGCAATTAGATGCTGTTTTTCCAACGTCGTTTACTCAAATAGTTATGACTGCATCTAGTTCTGCAACACTTCAAGAATTATCAAATATCCAGCATTCATCATTTAATGGCGGTGTTACTATTGATGTTGTAAATGGTTATGCAGGAACGGCTTACCCAATAGGTACTCAGCAGAAACCATCAAATAATTTAGCAGATTCTAAATCCATAGCTACGTCAAGAGGATTTGAATCATTATTTGTATTAGGTAATATTACTTTTGAAGCATCTGATAATGTTGATGGTTTTTCTGTTATAGGCCAAAATCCGCAAAAGACAACTATTACTTTAAGTCCTGGTTTATCTACAGAAGGTTGTGAATTTGAACAATGTACATTACAGGGAACATTAGATGGGGATACATGGGTAAAAGATAGTGTTATTGGTGACCTGACATATATTCAGGGCCAGATAAAAGATAGTACTCTTACAGGAATTATTATACTTGCTGGAACTGATACTGTTAGATTCATAAATTGTTCTGATGGTGTTCCTGGTATTAATACTTTGCCAATAATTAATATGGGTGGTTCTGGAAGAAATCTTATCATAACAGATTACGACGGAAGTATTGTAATAGGTAATTTAACAGGCGAACAGATAGTTGAAATTTCAATAGGGCGTGGGCATATTCATATTTTAGATACAGTTACAGCAGGTACTTTTGTACTTCGTGGTATTGCAACGTTAGAAGATGAAAGTACAGGAACTACGTTTAACAATTCATTACTATCCGCTGATAATGTTGGTGATGCTATTTTGGATACACAAATAGGTTCTAGAGATGCAGGAACTTTGGGTGAAGCAATTTTGGAAATCAGAGGATTATCTGGTGGATTTAAATATGTGGATAATACAGTTTATGATGACAATTCTCAACTATTGTCATGCAGGATAAGGATATTTGATACCAAAGAGCATTGTGATGCTGCTACTCCTGGAGGTAGCGAAACAGACGGAATGATAAATTCATATAGTGTGGTATCTGTTTGGGGCTCTGAAATAAATGAGTTTACTTCATACAAACAGGTTAAAGATTAATGTCTATATCTATGGTTACGAATGGAATGTTGTGGCCTAAACTAAGCGGTAGACCCTTAGTTGTTTTTAATGGAGAAATAACCATACTTGATAATCCTTTAGAAGTAGAAGTACCAACATTATTGGCTACTGTTTTAGATTCAAATTTATTGTATGAATTACTTGAAGATTCTGATGTTGAAGTTATAAGTGAAATAGACATAGACCTAACTCCAGAAGGGGATTGATATGACTGTTCCTGTAGTAAAAACTTTTTTAATAAAAAGAAATGCCAGGAAACCATTTTTGAGACTCCTGGTTAAGGACGAAGATGGTAATGCGTTTGATTTCTCTGGTGCCGTGGATACTACATTTTTGATGTATTTAGATGGCGTTGAAAAAGTAAATGCTGCTGGTGTATTAGAGAGTCCTCTGACAACCGGTGTTTTGAGGTATGAATGGGCTGCTGGTGATACTGATACAGAGGGAGAATTTCAGGCGGAATTTGAGGTCAATTATGGCAGTGGAGTTAAGATGACTATTCCTTTAGATGGTCATTTGGCAGTTAGAATTCATCCTGATTTGGATAATGTATAATGGAAAGTTTTATTCAACAATGTATTAATGATCGTACTATTCGATTATATCATAATTATCTTCTTGGAAATTCTTTAGACTTGTCATTATTTGGTAATGATGGTTCAGATACAGATGTTGAATATGCTGATGATGGTGTTGTATTTCCACTTAGTACAAGTAATATTACTGTTTCTGATAGTACAAGTATTCAATTAATAAAAGGAACAATTGTTGCCTGGTGCAAATCTGGTATTGTATCAATGACTGCTGATGAGATGCTAATTTCCAAAAGGGATGCTGGCGGAACAAATTATGAATTTTATCTTAATGCTACTCAACTTTGTTTCTATGATGGTACAGCACAAACTACTGTTACAACTGATGTAATAGATGATACAATGGTAGCATTAAATTTTGAGGATTTTAAAATTTGCGAAGGATTTGTTCAAGGCGAAAGTGTTGGAGATTTTAATGCTGGTTGTATGGTTTCCGTTGATGATGCTCCTGTTGTAATTGGGAATAGGTATACTGGCACTTCTCGTTTTAAATCAACTTTAAGTAAGCTTTTGGTTTTTAATAGGAAATTAACACCACTAGAACATTTTAGAGTATTTTGTGAATTGGAATATGACATATTTGTAGACCCTATAGCTCCTGATGAGCTATATGATTTTCAGCTTGAGGCAAAAGCTTTAAGTATTGGCTATGCAAACAAGATAACATTTTTTGCTCCTCCTAGTATTTTAAGTTCAGAGCTTCTTGCAGATAATGATATGGAGTCTGCAAGTACTAGTTCTTGGTCAGCTGGGAATTCTGCGACATTATCTAAACAGACGGATAGTCCGCATGGTGGTGTACGTTGCTTGAGAGTGGCAAGAAACGGAGTAAATGACCCATATGCGTACCAGAATCCTTTGGATACTGGAAAGCGGTATCATGCCACAGGTATGGTTCGCAGTGATGGAAATGCTACTCCGGGTGTTGGCACAGACAATACTATATTTTGGACTGGTACAACGTCTACAGAGTGGCAATATTTTGATGTTACATTTTTTGCTGATCAAGATTGGTTAGTACTTAAAGCTGTTACCTCAACTGGTACGGAATATTGTGAATTTGATAATGTTAGTTGTAAAGAGATAACTGGTGTTCTTAAAGATGGGGATATGGAACAAAGTGGAGTTACTTTTTGGAATGCTGGTAATTCTGCTATTGTTGTTAAGCAGACAGGTACTCCCCATGGTGGTACTCGATGTTTGCGTGTTACCTATAATGGTACGGCAAATCCGTATGGATACCAGGATGATATTTTAACTGATGGAGAACAGTATAGATTAATCGGTTGGGCGAGAAGTGATGGGTCTGGTCAACCAAGAGTAGATAGTGGTTCTACTACACATTGGACAGGTACAACGTCTACAGAGTGGCAAAAATTTTCTGCAATAATCACTGCTGATGGAACTACTCTAAAATTTTATTGTATAATTGGTTCTTCTGGATATTGTGAATTTGATGATGTTACTTTGGAACCATACCCATGGAATGGCGGGATAAAGATACTTAGAAAGCAAGGTGAATATCCGTACTTAGATGATGATACAACGGCATATGCAACATTTAGTGACGTATGTAATCCATACGCCACCGGGGAATGGCAGGAAATTGAAGAATCCAATTTGGCCGCAGGCGTTTGGTATTACTATTCATTATTTGCAAGGAATTATTTAGGTATTTGGGAGAATAATCCGGATACAAGCAGAAGTTCTGCCTATCCATATGAGCGTTGGGGTTTAGGAGATTATTTATTCAAATCACTTCCTAATGGATGGAGAACTGCCGATGCGGATGCTGGTGGAGATTTGGAAGATTTTACCTCCATTTTTGGTGCCATTCTTGACAATATAAAAACAGATTGCGAACAGATATTAACACTTTTTGATATTTGGGAAGTGCATGAAGATTTGCTTCCTTATATTGATAGGAAACTGGGATGGCCTACATGGTTAGCATCTAATGGCCTCCACAAGCGTGTAGAGACTGCTGCTGCTGTTGCCCTATACAAGTATGGCATAGGCAGGACAGGGGCCTATGAAACAGCGCTGGGGAACACTACAGACTGGGACCCACATGTGGTTGAGGGATGGAAGTACATATTCTTTTCAAATGGAATTTATGATTCAGTTACCCCTGATTTGTCAACACAGCCTGATATTGATGAGGTATTTGAAAAGCGCGGTAAACGCGATGATATTTTGAAATATACTCAAGATGCAAATGGCTGGCATAGTTTGACAGGGTTAGGAATATTTTTAGAATACTTAGATGGAATATCAACAGATTTAACTAATTCTATTATGAAAAGATGTGAAGAATTAGTAGAAAATTACTTGAAAAATAGTTATGCAACGGTAGAAATAATACTAGAACCAGATTCTAGTTAGGAGAAATAAAAATGGCAGGAAATATTCCAAATGTAAGTGCAGATACACTTCAAGTAAATAAATTGTATGATTCTTTAAGGCTGCAACAAGGTGTGCCTATCCTTGATTCTGATTGGAATGAACAAGGTGATATTTTACAATTAGCATCAATTTTACAGAATCATTATATGTTTGGTAGGGGTCGTTTACCTGCTCTACCGGATAGCAGTACTCCTGGATATTTTATAACTGCTGGTACTCCTACTTCCAACAATTTTCAAATTTGGGGTGGATGGGCAGTAGTTGAAGGAGTATTAGTCCCAACAATAATGGAGTATCCTCCCGGAAGCCATGATTATGAAGATGACACAAATATTATGGGTGAAGGTATTGTTACTGGTGTAGCTGGTGGAAAACTTTCAGATGCCAATCAAAATTGGCAAACATTTCACGATTTAGTTGGATGTCGTATAAAAATGACATCTGGTGCTGAAAGTGGTAATTCATTCACTATTACAGTTAGAGATAGTACTACTCAAGTAACACTTTCTGGTGGAACAGGAAGTATTGGTGTTGATGATACATATATTATAAAACCACCAGTTTTAACAACTCCTTCAGGATCGGATAGAACTGATGAAGTATATGTAATGGTTTGGTGGGAAGATATAAATGAAAATGAAGATACGGGTATAGTAAATGTGAGTTTGGGTATAGAGACATGCCATAGAAGGCAGAGACGATGGTGTGTTAGGGTTGCTGAAGATGATACTACACCGAGTACTCCTGATAGGCATAGTTTTGGTGTTAGATATATGCAATTGGCAACATTGGAACGTCCAGATAGTGATGCTACAATTACAGCATCTAAAATAACAAATACTTGGAATACATTGTATTCTTATAGTAGTTTTTGTAGTGCTGATTCTCCTGTTCCAATTTTGCAAGTTGTTTCTGGTTTATCTTCTGCAATTAAATTTCAACTTAGTTCTGATAGTACTAAATGGTTTGTTGGAACAGCTGCAAATGATGAGACTAGGTTTTTTACTCTATACGCTGATGGAGATGGAACACCGCTTATGGGTTCTGACAATAGGGCTATAATTGTTTCTGCTTTATACGATAGTACTGATGATCACCAAATAGATACAGGAGATATTGCAGACGGTTATGTTGTTGACCCATATATTTATTTGGATTTTACAAATACTGTTGATACTGATTTTACAGGTACTATTTATGTTAGAGCCGCAATGCGGAATACAGCTGGAAATCCAATGCATGATGAGTACACTGGTGACCCACTTAGTGTACTTAATATCCAAACACATTCTGATAATATTCACATAGGAAATGAAGGAACATCGGGTACCCCGGAATATGATCGTTTTTACTGGACAGGTTCTAAAACACTTCAAGGTGGTTTAGATACACTTGTAGATTTTTTGAACAAACTAGTTGTTGATGAGAGGTCTCCGTCTGATTGGACTTTGCTTTGGAGGTCTCATGATATACGTGAAGATGCAAATGTAACAGCAAATACAATATCAATTTATTTTATGGATGCTGGGTACTTGTTAGTTGTTGGTGGTTATATTGATTCTGGTGTTGTTAAGGCCGGTTCTGGAACTAATGTTGAAGTTATGGTTTTAGGTGTTATAGACGAAAATCCTAGACAAATTTTATTCGCCAGCAAAAATGTTGCAACAGGTGGTACAGCAATTGATACATTAGATGATGCAACTGGTTGGGGAAACTATCATGTAATTGAAGATGTATTTGATGGAACAGCACAGGAAAAATTTTATAAACCGGTAGAATTTGGCAATACAATAGATATGATTGACCTTTCTGCATCTGGAGGTAGTGTAGGTTTAATCAATCTATTAAATAATGAATTGTCCAGAATTAGAGGTGCTAATTTAAGTGGTAATGTAGTACGAAAATTTCTTGAATCTTTTGGTGGAACAATAACTGCTCAAGTTTGCTATCAGGATAATACACTATGGATTTTTTGTAATATAGAATACAACACTGATGGCGGCAAAGAATTTGCAATGCAAGATGATCAGGAAAATGGATTGGCATTGCGAATAGAAAAAGATGAAATTATTTTTTATTACGTTCCTAGTTCTGCTGGTTATGAACAAGCGGATTGGGATATGGACGAATGGTATCCATTTGCTGTACATAGATGGGGAGAAAATACAGGGTCTACAAATTTAGCTTATCATCTTATTGATGTTGCAGATGAAGAAATAAATCATATAAACTCTATTGTTTCTCCAGCAATTGTTTTAGTTAGAAATATGAATACTACTAATTCTGCTATGTTTTTTTATAGCAATGGTGTTACAGAGTTAGTTAGTGGTGATAGTAGTGAATTTAGCCATACAGTAGATACAGAGGCAAAAATTAATGTATACTATTCTACAACATTAGACTGTCAGAATAAAACAAATGCCGTAATCGACATAAAAATTGCTGCATTTGGTATTGCACATCTAACATCATAAGGTATTACAATGGCAGAATTAATAGGTGGTGATGCGAGAAGAAAAAAAGGTCTCGCATGGGCAATTGTTAAAGAGCTAATTGGTAAAATAGATGATTCATTAGATATTAGAGATTCATATGATGCAATTAATGCTCAGTCAAATGGGATAGCAACTTATGTAAAAGCTTATTTGGATGAAATTGTTGATACCCTAGAAGATCTTATAGTTGCTTCTACCTATACTAAAGAAATAATAATAGTGGATGACGAAAAATCCCAGGGAACACAAGGCGGTGCATCTTCTACTGGTTTTAATGATCGAGTATTAAATACTACTCGTGTAAATACTATTACTGGAGCGTCATTATCTAGTAATCAAATAACTTTACCAGTGGGTAATTACAGAATTGATGCTGTGGCTCCAGTATATTATGATTCAGTTACAGCTACTATGCGAACTTCCTATTTGGATTTTTGCAAATCTGATAATACTATTGTTGTTAAGGGCCAAAATTTTATTCTATATGATCTTGATGTTGTTTACCCTTGTAGACTTATTTTACTCAATAAGGTAAGTGGATATTTTACTGCTACGGTAGAAACAGCATATAAATTACGGCATTATATTTCTTTTGGTGTTGCTAGTATTGGTCTTGGTATGGCAGTTAATGCTTCTGGAAGAGCAGAAGTCTATTCTCACATCGAAATAGAAAAGATACCCTAACAATTATTTTAGCTATGATTTAATCTATTTAAAATAGATTAATTTCATTTTATTTCTAAAATAAATCTATTAATAGTTGCACAATCTAATTTTACTATCTATAATTAATGAAGTTTAACAACTGTTGCTCCGGGTTAGAAACGGAGCGAAAGGAGGTGCCCAGATGGGACGAGGCTTCAGTAAATTGGATGCCATGCAAATAGCCGCAAGTGGAAAGGCGGCTGAAAAGCTTTGGCAGTTTTTGCGAGATCTTAGGGAAGATGCCACACAGGCTGTTGCTGGTGCTACTACGGTTCCACATCGTATAGCTACCGAACGTATTGGAGGTGCTAATTGTACAGCTGATATTGATGAAATTAATACGCTTCTGAATGAGATTAAAGCAAGGTATACTGATCATATTGCATCAACTGGTGTTGAGGGTGCCCACCTTGCCGCCGATGCAACCAATACTGTCTCTGCTGCTGATGCCAGCACGCATGCGACTGCTGTTGCATTGATGACTGAGTTGAAAACGGATGTGGAGGCTCATGATTCTCAATCTGGTGTTCACCTCAATAATGTGGCCGTTACTATTACAGCCACAGTAAATCAAGGCGCTTTTTATACTCTTCTGAATGAGTTAAAAACAGATTACAATCTCCATCGTGCTACTGCTGACGTTCACAATGTTGCAGATGCTACTAATGCTGTTACTTCTGCTAACGCAACTACTCGTGATACCCTGGTTACACTTTTGAACGAGTTAAAATCAGATTACAATGCCCATAGAACTCAGGCAACAGTACATGACAATAATGATACAACCAATACTGTTTCTGCTGCTGATGGTAATTTGGAAACTGATTTGCTCGATTTAGCAAACGAAATCAAGGCTGATTTTAATGCACATCGTACACAGGGTACTGTGCATACAACGGACGATAGTGCAAATGTTATCTCGTCTGCCGATGCTACTGATCTTGCTTCATTGTATACACTATTAAATGAAATCAAAACTGATTACGGTTTGCATATAGCCCTGGGTGCATGTCATGATAATGCAGATGGAACCAATGATGTAACTTCAGCTAATGCAACAGATTTAGCTAGTACTGAAACTCTTTTGAATGAGATCAAAGCAGATTACAACGCACATCGTACACAAGCCACTGTGCATCCAGTAAATGATTCTGTAAATATTGTAACATCTCCGGATGGAACTGATCTTCCAACTTCTATAACACTTGCAAATGAAATCAAGGCAGATTTTAATGCCCATTTAATCCAACTTGGAATTCATACTACTTTTGATACAACACATACTATTACTACGTCCGATGCATCTGATTTGTCTACTGCTGAAGCTCTGGCGAATGCCATCAAAGCAGCCTACAATTTGCATATTGCGCTTGAAAATACTCATACTCTTCCAGACGGTACCAATACCGTTTCTTCTGCCAATGCATCTGATTTGGATACTGCAATTGCTCTTGCAAATGAATTGTCTACTGATTACGAAGCGCATAGAATTGAGGCTGGTATTCATCCTGTGAATGATACTGTAAATACTATATCTGAAGATCCCGCTACCACATTGGCTCAATTGATTACATTTGTTAATGAGATTAAAACTGATTACACGGCACACTTGACTCAGGCAACTGTGCATACTTCTAACGATGCATCAAATACAATTGCTGCTGCTGATGCTACAGACCAGGCTTCTGCATTTACATTGGCAAATGAATTAAAGGCAGATTACAATTTGCACAGAGTTTTGACTGGTGTTCATGGTGCTGCCGATTCGACGAATGTTGTTTCCGCAGCCGATGCTACTACTGTGGCAACAGCAATTGCTTTGGCGAATGCATTGAAAACGGCTTATGAAGCACATCGTGTTTTGATTGCCGGAAGTGTTCATGGTGCTGCCGATTCGACGAATGATGTTACTGCTGCTGATGCCACTGATCTGGAGACTGCATTGATATTGACCAATGACATCAAGACTCAGTATGAGGCACATCGTGTGATGGTTGGTTCTAGTGAGCATACTACTGCTGATAGTAGCAATGCTATTTCTACCAATGATACTGCTGAATTGGCGGATATGGTAACTATGACCAACGAATTGAAAACTGATATAAATACTCACATGGTGACTGCCATGAATGCATGTGCCATTGTTGCTAGTCAGTAAAAAGAAAGGAATAAAAAAATGACTCTGAGAATGGGTTACGATATGTTTGCAGGATCTTCACAGGCTGGAATTGATATTAGTCTTTCCGGGAAGCTTCAGTTGGAGACTGCAAAGGCTTTGACGTACAGGTTAAAAGTACAGCGTTTGTCTGACAATTACTACTGGAATAACACTACTCCAGGATGGCAGGCTGGTGCTGTTTCCGAGGCAGATGAATTGGTATTCTTCGGTAGCCAAGTGCTTTCTGGTGGTGTTCCTCCAGCACTGCGCAGACTTACCATGCGTCTTCCACAAACGGTTCTTGCCGGTATAGACGCAGATGGATGTACGTTGACTGCCTATGCAGCTGGAGATACACCTGCTGTGGATGGCGTGTCTATGACACTCTCATTTAAGCCTACTACGGCATAGGGTTTCTGCGCCAAGGATCCCTGGGGCTAAGTTCCATTTTTACAAAGCGCCAACTAGTTTTGACCCTCTCCAAGACTGGTTGGCGTTTTTTTATCCACCAAAAGGAGAAATGCTATGGAAACATTGAAAGAGATTTGGGATTTTTGTTGGCCACATTGGCCTGGAATAATGTTTATTATTGTGATGTGGATAATTGCTCAAACGTTAAAAACAAGAATATTCACAAAAGAATTGGCAAAAAAGACAAAGGCAATTTTTTGGTTGCGTAGAACTTTTCCAATTATAATTTTATTTCTAGGTGTTATTACTGGTCTTACCTGGCCCGGTGAAACTTCGCCAGGGGTTGTTGCAACGGCTCATAAAATTTGGTATTTCATGGGTTGTGCTGGAATATCAATTATAGGATTTAATATAGTAAAACAATGGGTAAAGAAAAAATATGATATAGAATTGTCATTGCCGAGGGATACAACAAATGGAAACTCTAAATAAAATTTGGGCCTGGTTAAAGAAAAACATTTGGTATGTGTTGAGTGGTTTTGGAATTATTTTAGTTGCATTATTGGCTTTAGACCATGAGAAGAAAAAA